AATCTTTTTGGTCCATGTTGAAGATAGTCAGCGATGGAATATTGTGCTCTTGTAGGAGAGGGTAGACCTAGCTGATCCCACAGAGCTTGTAGAAACAGCTTAAAGTCGTCTTGTAAGGCTAATAAGGTATTATTCATCTATGTTCTTTAATAAATCTAATTGGATCAAAATTAGGTCTTGTTTCGATTAAAAGATTTATATCTTCTATAGTCATTCCAGTATATTTCTGTAATGCTTCTAATTGTTCTCCTAAAGGTAAATCCTTTAATAAACGTAATTCTTTATTAGTTATTTCTCTTTTATCAACAAATCTTTGCATTAAACCGTCTCTACCAAATACAGCTCTCCAGTTATAATCAGCTTGAGATTTTTGTAATTCTTCAGTAACTTCAGAGACTATAGTTTCCATTTGATTTACTTGCCATGATCCTTCTATAATTTCTGGGTTTACTAAACCATCTTCTTCTAATTTTGCTAATCTTTCTACAATTAGATCTAATTCTTGTGGATCTGTTGGAACATTCTTTAACTTAGGATCTCTTCTATAGAGATCTATAAAAGTCTGTTCAGCTTGATCAGTTATATCAATTGATTTTCTAACTATTTGAGCATATTCATCCCATTTATCTTTCCTAAATTGACGATCTGGACCATTACCTTCCCATTTTCCAACACCATTCATTCTATCTCTAACATCTTGTGTCCAGAATAATGTACCATCATCTCCTACTTGTGTATCAAGATACTTATGAGTAACACTATGAGGAGTCTCAAATCGACCTTGTGTATCTAAAACCTTTTTATTTGTAACATTTTTTCTACTAGGTTTACTGCCTCCAACTAAAGGTTTTAAATTCCGTTCATGGTCTCCAGGTCTAAGTCCATTTTTAAATAAAATTTCAGTAATATCCCACCATTCATCACTACCAAATCTTAATCCATCGTATCCTGGTAGTGATGCTAGTATTGGTTTTTGGTGATGTAATTGGAAATCTCTTGGTTTTAAACCTATATCTGTAAATAGTGGGCCATAAAATTTTCTAAGTTCAGGCATTCTTTGAGCTGCAATTACTTCATAATTTACTTTAGTAAAAGGTACTGACTCAAACATTGCACCTAATTTTCTTTTATCTGCTCTTCCTTTTGATTTATCACCAATCCTAGATTTATATTGGTCCCATCTGAAAGTTCTATCTTTCATACCCCAATTTAAAACTAATTCATTCTCTAAAGATTCTAATTCTGGTTCAGTGATACTAGTACGTGCTCGTTCAAAAGTTTCTCCATAAATTGATCTTCTTTTAGCAGATCTAGGATTTACCGACATAAAAATAGACTGCATAATACCTGGAGCAGGTCTATACATAATAGTACCTTGATTCATCTGTACTATAGGACCACTACTATATTTTGGAATTATTGCTCTAATCATTGCACCTTTTAAACCTTCTAAACCAGGTGTAACATTAACCATAGGTTTATTAGGATAAGGATTCAGTTTTGGTACTGTAGATCCTTCAGTTCCCTTTATAGCTGATCCAACAGCTACTTGTTTTAATACATCCGTAGCTGCATCTTTAACTATTGGACCTATCCAGTTTTCCTGAGCACTAACTTTTGCAGAATCTGGATCTTGTCCTAATATACTTTCTTGTATAACTTGCTGCTGTTGTAAAAATGGAGATTGAAAGAATTTACCTGTAACTAAATTGATTCTATCAGAAAAGTCATATACACTTCCCATTAAACTACCTGTAATCTTCCTTGCTAATTGTTTTTCATCAGGTTTCGTAGGATTCTGTAGTTCTTTGTATTTTTTAGTTAACTCTTTATCTCGGTCTTCTTGAATACTTTTAGCTTCTTCGTCTTCCATAGTTACCTCCCCATGCTAAGTGTTTGAATGCCTAACGTATTTCTATTAGGTTTCTCTACCTTAGTATCAACAATGTACCTACTACGTGGTTCATCTGGAGCTAATGGTTGATTAGGAGGTGGTGCTGGATTAGGATCCTTACCTTCTTCAGTTAATTCAACCTGTGTCTTTTCAGGTTGCACTAATAAGTCTTTAAACCAATCAGATTGTTGGATAATACTTAATAACGCCAACCTATTCTTTAAATTAGATTCTATGCTACCCATTATCTTCTTTTAGCACCTCCTCTTGCACGGTTCTTTTTAGTATTCTCACAGACTACTACCTTCTTACCTTTAACCATCTTATGTGATCTATCCTGACCTTCAGGACAAGGTTTAATCTTTAGTAGGTCTCTTCTATACTTTTTCTTAGCAGCAGTGCTGTTAATCTTCTTTTGTTTACGTTTCTGCTTAGCGTAAGACTTCCTACCTTTAGCAGATTGATAGTATCTAGAAGTCTTACCTGGCTTCTTAGCGCGTTTTGGTGCCATATAGCCTCCGTTGTACTAGTTCAGCGTCAACTTTAGGGAGGATTCTATTTAGCTTATCCATTGGACTACCTTCATAAGCAACACCTGTGATATCATTAGTTTTTAGCCAATCACATGCTGCTTTTAAGTCTTGGGTAGAAGCCTCACCACTCTTCACTCTTTTTAGGAATTCATTAGTAACGAGGTTATGTAAGTCATTAAACTTATCTTCTGTTGCCTTAGACATATTATGCTGTATAAGTTTGTTTACCAATTTCTACTACTTCTAAATTACCTAATCCAACTCTAGTAACAGTATCAGGATCTACACCTATAGTAGGTTCTCCTATCTTTACCTGAGGTTGATATTTAGTAACTTTAGCAGTTTCTGTTGGTTCAGGTTTAACTAATTGTTTAACTGATGTTGTATTCTTTTTTCTAGGCATCTTTTCCACCTGGGAATAAGTTCTTTTTAATTAATGCTACTGCCTTATCATCAATGGTGTTATCAGTAGACTCAGAGTATGCTTCAAGTAGTTGTATAACTAGTTCCTTTACTGCAGATGAACTGAGGAATGCCATGAGGATGGGCTTGATAAGTACGATCATTTTTTCTTTTTGAATGGGTTTAGGTTCCAAGATTTTGTTTCCTTTGGTGGTTGTGTTGATTTAAGATAAGCAGATATAGCAATTACATCACTACACATACTTTCTACTCTTGAGCCAGGTTTCAACATGAACCCTTTAGTTTGTAACTCTGCACATTTGAGAGTACGAACTAGCTCATAGTCTAATCTCATCTTTTCTTCTTGTCTAGCAGCTATAGAAAGACAGCGTTTCAATCCTCTACGGTCCAAAGGTACCATAAAGTTAATTTGTCCTCCCCAATTTTCAGCCATTGTGTAGCTAGACTGTTCCATTTTACCTTCATCTATATCCCAGGGTTTTGTATGATTCCCCATATAGAATGGTGAGAAGGTCATAGTACTTCCATTGCATGAGATGTTAGGTCCATAGTGCTGTCTCGACGGTGCTCCATTATTTTGGAATTGCACCGCCTGATTGGTCACATTTCCAGTCGCTGCAGCCACAGGATTACTTACGTTATTCGTCTCATCTTCTGCACGTACTGGTGCTACTGAGAGAATACTGATAAGGAGACCGTAGTAGAGGTAGTATCGATTTCTCTGTCTATTACTTCGACTGATAGAACCTGACTTGCTGCTCTTGTTACGACTTCTAGTGAGAATGGATCTCCAGCTGTGTGCAAGGTAAATACCGAATCTGAGTCGGCTAAACCTCCTGAAGAAGCTGAAGTATGAGTGATGTTTTCTCCACTCCATTTGTTTAATGCAGACCCATATGTTGTCGTAGTTATCTCCTCGACAATTTCTTGAGTTGTAGTTGTTGTACTGTTCATCGACCCTTGGGTGAAGTTTGGGGTCACTAATTCTGCTCTTGCTGCTGTGGGTGATGCCAGTAATAAGAGTACTAGCCATTTCTTCATTGTTTTGCTGTTGAATTTCCGTTCTTTTTTCCGTTACCATTACCTGTAGTCAAGCCGAATGTTGCAAGTGCTCCAGTAAAAATACTGGCAGGAAATGTGATATCCCCACCTGGGCTTTTCTTGATCATAGGTATTTCTACATAGTTTAACGTAATTATAAAACCACTCCAAACAACAACACCAAGACGTACAAAAGTACCTAAGATTTGTATTTGATGTTCTTGATCTTCTGCGGCATCTTTTAATTTTCCAAAGAATCCTTTTTCTTCTTTCGCTTTTGCTTCCATTTATCTACTTTACCTTGTAGGAATTTTTGTACTTTTTTTTTAATTGGTTCAAATAAAGATGATGTTATAGATGTTGTTGCTACAGCTATTACAGCAGTAGTAACAGCAGTCACCACTACCGCTGTTTCAGGTATTGGCATTTGTATATCTATAACAGGTATTTTTAAACTAGGTTGTTCTGGTTGTTCAGTAGTTTCTTCCTTAACATCTGGAGGTGCTTCCAAATCACTCGGAGGTATAATCATTGGTTTATACGATGGTATCCGAGCTGTAGGAGGTTTAAAGTAAAGAGGTTCTGGTTCGGGAAGTACTGATCTAGGTAGATGTATTTTAATGTTAAGAAGGCTCAGTAGGCCAAGTAATGTTATAGGGATCTGATTGGGTTGTTATATCTCTAAGAGATTGTCTATAATTTTTCCAAGCATCACTTAATGTTAAATCGCTAGAAGCTCTCCAATCTGATTCAGATAGTAATTCATTTCTAACAGTTCTAATAGATTCCCATTTCTCATTTGTTTTTGTTGTAACTGCATCACTAGATAAATCTGAAACAGTCCAACTTTGTTTCCATTTACCACTATCTAAGACAGGATCATTCTCTGTAATAGTTTGATTCTTTTCATTAAATGAAGGTCTTGATACTTTTTCTATAGTTACGACATTAAAACTAGATAAATCTGAACTAGATATATCATCAGGAAAGCTAGTGTTTGGGTATTTTTTTCTAAGGTCAATAACGTCTATTGGATATTGAGTGATTTTGTTGTTTTCTAAAATGCCTAACATGATTTTGTATGATTTATATGGTTAGTTTATATCGTTTCTAAGCAATAAAAATTATCACCAGAGGCTACATCTGAAACAGTTGTTGATTGAGTATATGCCGAGAAATCTCCAGTTGGATCGTCTGTTGAAAATGAGTTTACATAATCACTTATATCTGTATAAGCACTAGAGTTGATCTCCCAATCAGAACTTGCATCACTAAGAATAGTATCGTCATGTATTTCAGCCCATCCATCAGGATCACCAGCCGCATTACCTAATTGATTATTTGGATCACATGTAACTATATGTCCTGTTGGTATTGCAGAACAAGCAGAATGTTTGATAATTCCTGCACCTTCCGTATATCCGAAAAAATACCCCTCAAACCAAACTGTCCTAATATATGGGGATGAATAAGTCAAATAAAAATGATCTGCATTGTCAGCATCTAAGTGCATCCCATGATGCATCCTTTGCTCTGTACCTCCAACACCGCTAATACTTCTTTGCCATTGAAGAACGCCAGAACTATTAAATACAGCTACTATATTCCGCATTGCAGTACTACTTTTATATAAATTACTTGCTATAACAATATCTTTAGTGTTCTCTGTGATAGTTAATGAATAACCGTATGTCCGATAATGAAGCCAAGAACTACCAACCGTAATCTCTCTCGACCAACTAACATTAAAACTACTATCAAACTTCATTAGAAATAATCTATTTGCAACGTCACTTGAATCTAAGGAAGGAATTAAAAGATAAAAATCACCACTGCTATCTTTCTTTAAAATTGAACCTGTCTTATCTCCTAATTCCCAATAAACCATCTTACTTCTATTACTACTTTTACCTACCCACTTTGTTGAAGCTACTGTCCCATTAGATGTATTTAAGACAAATATATTTAAATAATCTGCAGTATTATGATAATTCGATATATATAAATAATTACTATCAACTGCTACACCATTTGGGTGAATCCAAGTGTCTTGATAGGTTCCACCATCATCAATAGGTTTTAATCTTTTATTCCATTGCAACGCACCACTACTATTTAATTTGATAGCAAAGAAATACGGAACATTGTTAGAATTACCAGCCGCAGATGCTTCATCCTGTTCAATTATCGCATATATATTATCATTATCATCAACTGTTAAATGCCACACACGACCCATCGAACTGCTACCGCTTGCTGGTGTTAATCTTTTACACCACTCAACAGTTCCATCTGCGTTAACGCACCAAAAGCAGGCTGTATAACTACTACTTAGTTTGATTTGTCCGGCTATTATTTGTTTTCCATCGCTTAGTGAATGACCTTTTTGTGGATGAATATCTGAATAATCTGTTCCTGAAAAATTAAATTTTTTACTCCAGCTTAAAGTTCCTGTATTGGTTACTTTTCTAATATATAAATCTTTAGTACTAGCATATTCTCCCGCTAAATAACTAATTTTATTAGCTGTGTCAATTGAAGACGTAAAGTAATCCGTTACAGTTACAAAAGTAGTACCTCCTCTAGCTGTTGCTAAGGACCATTCATTAGTACCACCACTATCATTAGCACCACAACTTCCACCTCCTCCACCGCCACCTGCGGCAGCAGGAACACCTTTAGCTCGTAAGAAATGATTTCTCATTTAAACATCTCCTACATTTGCGCCATAAAGCGTTGAACCTACTTTCCAGATTTCTATAGCTGTAGTTGAAGAAGTAGATAAAGTTGGTGCTGATCCTCCAGCCCATGTAATTGTTGGCCAAGTTAAAGTATGAGCACCTGCTGTAATCATTAATAAAACTGATTGACCTGCGGTGACGCTATCTGAAGCTGTTCTATTAGCTCCTAATGTCCAAGTTTGGATTGTTCCGTTATCTGGATCTATAGCAGCATTGCCATCAGTTATTGCAAAAACGTTTTCATCTATTGCACCTGATATATCTATAGTTCCCGTAATTTCTACGCCATTCGTTTTTGTCTGGAATTTAATTGCATTATCATAGTATATTAGAACTCCTTCATCATGTTTAGCAAATAGGTAGTTATCACCCGATGTATCTTCTAAAAGTAAATCTTCTGCCTTTATTCTTAGGCTACCAGTAGTATTAGCTTCCTGAATGTATGAATAATTATCAGCACTTGAATGTCCAATAATAAGATCTTCACTAGCACCGAATTTTGCATAAATATCATCTGCAAGAGTTATATGTCCAGTAAATGCAGCACCTGTAAGCATTGCCGCACCTGCAGCAGCTACATTTGTTGCGTCAGTTACATCAGCACTAGCTTCTATACCATTTAATTTCGTATGGTCTGCATCTGTGAAATTATTCTGAGAAAGTTGACCGTCTTGTACTGAATATGTTGTGTTAGTATCTGGTGGTACTTCCCATGTACCATCTGCTTTAAGGAATTTACCACCATGAGATCCAGGTAGTTGAGGAGCTAAACCGTTAGCACTAGAATCAACAACACTATAAGTAGTATTTGTATCTGGAGGTGTACCCCATGTACCATCATGCTTTAAGAATTGACCAGAGCTACCTGCTGCTGGTACGTGAGCACTATTTCCTGTGGCAGCGTTGTGATCATAAGCCCAATTAGAACTTATAGCCTCATCAGTAACACCGTTAACTGGTGTGTCATCTATATTTACTTGTGTATTTGTATCAGGAGGTACTTGCCAAGAACAAGATCCATCTCCATCAACACGTAAGAACTTAGTTGTACCTGTTTCACCTGTAGATAATACGGCTGTACCTTCTGGTGCTGCTGCAGCCCATTTAACTCCAGTAGCTTCACCAGAATCAGCAGTTAAAACATAATTATTAGTTCCTACTGCTAATGCTGACGGGTCTCCTGAACCATCACCTACTAATAATTCACCCTTACCATCAAGGTCAGAGTTCATTACAGCTCCAGCACTGTTGACATTTGTCGAATCAGTTACATCTGCACTAGCTTCTATGCCATTTAACTTAGAATGATCATCATCAGTAAATACATTACTATCACTAGCTGCTTCTACTGCTGCTCTAATCTCTGCATTACTTTGATCTGCTGTAGCTCCATCTTCTACGTTAATCATTGTACGTAGATTAGCTGGTGTGATTTCTTCTACAACACCTGCACCAGATGAATCTCTACCTAATACCCTATCTGTAGCTGATACGTTCTGCATCTTAGCATAAGTAACAGCATCATCAGCTATAGTTAAAGCTCCACTACCTGTTACATCTCCTGTGTGAGTAGCGTTAGTAACCTTTGCTGTATTAGCATCTAAATTAGTTTTATCCTCATCAGTCATTAATCCCCATGCATCTGTAGTAGCTGCAGGTAAGTCTGTATTACTACCTGATGAAGATACAAGAGATAAACCAGCTCCAGAAGTAGTATAAGATAGGTTTGTTGAACCACTACCTCCACCTCCATCGCCAGTTACATCAATTAATTGAGAACCTTCTTTTACATATAATTGGTTCTGGTCTTCAGCATAGACAATTTCACCTTCTTGTAAATCATCTATACTGGCATATAAATTTGAATAGGAACCCCTAGCTAATTTAATAGGGGTTCTAGTTGCTGGGGTTGCCATAATTTAAGATCCGAAATCGCCTCCGTCGTATACATCTGGAACAGTCACTGATGATGATCCATTATCAAAATTACCACCATCCATAAAGTGACTTTGTAAGTATGAGTTTAGTGTATAATGTGCTGAACCAAATCTACCATAATGAATGCTCTCTACTAATCCTGCATCTGATGGCCAGCCAATATTTTTACCATTGGCATCATAGTTTCTATATGTCATTATTTAGCCTCCAATGCAGCTACTTTGGTTTTTAAAGTTTCAACTTCTGTGGATAATTCTTTTATTGCTTCTAATAAAGGTGCAATCAGACCACTATAGTGTAGTCCCTTTTTACCTTCTTCACCTTCAACTAAATCAGGATAAACTTTTTCTACTTCTTGTGCAGTAAGACCTAATGCTTTAGCTCCAGTATCTTTAAATTTATAGGAATATCCATTTAATTGTTTTAAATTAGCTAACGAATTAGATAAAGGTTGAATATCTTCTTTAAGTGCTATATCAGATGTTTCCGTCACAGAACCTGTAACTGTACATCCACCAGCAGTTGTTTGAATTTTTAAAGCACTACTAGAGTGATAAAGTCTAACGTCTCCAGCATCTTCGGGGGCTATATCTATACTTCCTGAACCTTTATTTTTAATTAATAAGCCACCGTTTGCTCCTCCAGCTCTTATAATCCTACCACCATAATCTGTATTAGTACTGTCAGAAATCAGATCTATATGAGCAGTGTGATCACCAGTTGCACCAGTACCTACCTCTAAAGAAACAGTTCCTCCTGGGTTCTTAAAATTTGTTACATTAGTAGTAATATCTAACTCAGAAGCTGGATTAATAGTTACATCCCCACTACTTGTAGATATAGTACTACCATCTATTGTGATATTATCTACAGCAGCAGCACCTGTAACAGTAAGTGTAGTGCCATCGAATGTTAGATTAGCTGAGTCTTCTATAAGACCTGCTGTACCTCCGAATAGAACTCTGTTATCTGTTAAAGTAGAAGATGTCAATGTACCAGATATAGTAGTATTACCTGCTATAGTAGTATTACCTGTTTGACTAGCTACTGTAAATTTATCAGTACCATCTGCTTTTTCTATAGTAAAGGTTTTATTATCACCTTTAATATTTACATTAGCATCAAATACAGTATTACTAGTAACATCTAAGGTACCAGCTATATCTATATTAGTATCTAATTTAGCACTAGTAACTGCACCATTATCAATAGTCCATGTATTACCAGAACTTGATACAGTTATATCTCCTTTATCAGTATCACTAAGACTACCTGAATTAGTTAATGTACCATATTCTTCTATATTAAATCTTAATTGATTTAAACTATCATTTAAAGCTGATGCTGTAATAGCTGATCCAGCTTGGAATGTATTGATGGGTGAAGATACACTTGTTATTCTTTCAGCTGTTACTACTCCAGCTAACGGTGCTCCAGCATTACCGCTACCATCATTAGTTTGTAATGTACCTTGTATATTACTGGATATAAACGTGATTGTTTTTGCAGTCTCATCAATAGTATATTGCCCAGCTTGTGCTCCTGTGTTTTCTAGTACAAGTGTTTTAGCGGTACCTCCTGTAGGATCAATGTATACTTTAAGATCAGAACTTCTTAAGAAATCAAATTCACTAATAGTAAATACTTTTAAGACACCATTACTTGTAAATGTTTGTGTTATTGCCATAGTTATTTATACATCGAAAGGATGTTTGCTGTTTCTCTTGTTTTAGTTTGACGCTTAAGATCTTTATCTAGCTGTTCTGCTTTTAGTTTCTGAACATCTCTATCCATAACAATAGTACTCCAAGCTATAGTTCTAGCTTTATCAAAAACTTTACTTATTATTATATTATGATAGTAGTCTTTACTTTCATATGCAGCTCTATTACCATCTCTTATATCTTTATGCATCTCTGCAATAGAAGCTATAATTCTAGGGTCTTGAGCTAACTTATCAAGTTTACGTTCTAGATTCTGCATACCTAAAGCTTTCTGGAACTTAGATCTAATGATTGGTGAATCAGTTAAATTAGTACCATCTGGACCATAGTAGACAGACAACCGTAAATCATATCCACTATCGAATAATAATTTTCTACCAGGTGAAGAGTTAAGATTCAATTGTATAGGACTAAATGCATTCCACATTCTAGTGATAGGATCCCATTCTTTAATAGGTGTATTAGGTTTCAGCATATCCCATTTAATAGGCAATGGTTCACTAGCTAAATGTTCAGTTATTAAGTTCCTATTTCTTATAGCATTATCAATACCAGAGCTTAATTCTCTAGTATATGGTGTAAATAGTTTACCTATTTCATTTCTTAAACCAGCTAAAGGTATTGTATTATTAGCAATATTAGCTATAATACGTTCTGCTTGTCCAGGTCTACCTCCTACTAGATCTACAAACTGCTGCATACCAGCAAGATATGACTTACTAGTAACACCCTGAGCTAGTAAAAGAGCTACTTTAAGTAATTGATCTTCAGTCCACTCTTCTCCCATTAATAAACTAGCATCACCGATATCAGATATCATGGAGAATATTTGGTTGAATGGTTCAATAGAATCATATCCAAAAGATATCCCTCCTACTGTTATATTTCTCTGCTTATAACCACCGTCTAACCACACCTGTCTATTTTGTCGATCAACAGGACCATTACCAGTTAGATCTCCTCTCATCCAAGCTTGAATAGCCATAAATACAAGAGCAGAACCTATACCTAATCTACCTGTCTGTAATGCCTTAGCATTAGCAAGTTCGGCAGCATTAGTTATACCATATTTAGCAACAGCATCTAAATTATTAGGAGTAGCAAAAGCTATATCATTAAATTCTTTAACTAAGAAGTTAAATCCAGGTGTATGTTTAGCAGTTAATTGTAAGCCATTTACTCCAGTTCTAGCGAATAGAAAGAAAGGTTTAGCCCATGGATTAGCTTGGAATACTTGGTTTAGACCACCAGCAAATCCAGTTAATTCTTGTGTAAGAGTTACTTCTTTACGAGCGAACTTAGTAGCTTCATCAATTATATCTCCATTAGCATCAAAGATCTCACGATAGAAATCGTCTTCATATACTCTAATTAATTCTGGAGTTATCTCAGTATAAGCTGTTAGTTTACCTTGAGCCTGAGCATCCA